AACATCTGTGTAAAATGATGATGTTGCTAGGAGTACCCCAATTGGAATACAGTTCGATTAATTGAAATTGAAAAGGAACTTATGTTTTTTAAAAACTTTTTTAGACCACGAAATCAAAGCACGGTAACAACACGAGACCTTTATTTAGATGCGTTGGCTAATCAAACATCTTCAGCATCCCAAGTGTCATCAGTATTTACTTGTGTAAGAATATTATCAGATACCATTGCACAACTACCATGTAAAATCATGGAGCAGACCGGATCAACAAAGTTACCGGCTACAGATAACAGCTTATACAGTTTGATGTTGTTTGCACCAAACATGAGCATGACCGCTTATGACTACTGGAAGTATAATGCAAGCTGTTTGTTATATAAAGGGTTTTATTTAAGTTATGTAATTCGTGGATTTGGAAATGAGATAATTGAGATGATTGCAATTCAGCCTGATTCTGTGAGTAAGATTGAAAAGCGTAGTGATGGAAGATTAGCATTTACAATTCATGTAAAAATTAATGGACAATCTAGACCTAAAATATTAATTGGCGGAATTGATTGTCATTATTGTTTTTATTCAACAAGTGACGGAGTTCAACCAATTTCGCCGATTAGTGAAAACAAAAGAACGATTGGACTAGCTGCGACTGCTGAATTACATGGGGAAAAGGTTTTTAAAAATGATGCAACACCGCCATTAGTAATTCATTCGCCTGGGGAAATGACACAGCTTGCAGCTATTCGGCTTGCTAAAAGTTGGCGAGATGGGTCTACCGGTGGTAATTATGGGGTGCCTAGAGTTTTAGAAGGCGGATATACAATTGAGAAGTTATCAATGTCAAATGAAGATGCTCAATATTTGCAGACAAGAGAGTTTCAGAGTGAACAGATAGCTGGAATCTTTGGAGTACCTCCACACATGCTCGGAAGTACCAAACAAGCAAAAGGTTGGTCAACAATGGAGCAGTTAATGAATGAACTTGTAAGTTTGGGTGTAAATCCACTGGTGAGGCGTATAGAGCAATCAATAAGGCGTGATTTGATTGATAAGAGATTTTGGATAGGTAACGTATCACTTTATGCAAACTTTGGAACAAATGCACTACTTAGGGGCGACACTAAGACACGTTCAGAGTTTTATCAGAAGATGCAGCAGCTCGGAGCGTTAAATAGTAACGAAGTAAGATCGTTTGAAGATTTAAACCCACGAACAGATGATTCGGCTGATAAATATTGGGAACCGGCTGGAGCTAACTTTCAACTAGAAGGGACAACAGAAAATGAAGAAGAATAAAAAACAAGATTTTTTCAATTCAGAGTTTGGAAAGAAACTTGAATTGCTTGGAACGAATGAAGAATGGTATAATGTTGCATTTGACAAAGTGAAAAAAGAAGCAACTATTAATATTTTCGGTGTGATTGGTGGTGCTTCCTGGATGGATGATACTGTTCCTGCAAAACGATTCATATCAGAATTAAACGACTTGGATGCAAATATAATTACTATTTATGTCAACTCGCCAGGTGGATCTGTTGCGGAAGGTTTTGCAATTTATAACGCTTTGAATATGAGCAAAGCAAAGATTATAACTCACAACATTGGAATGGCAGCAAGTGCAGCAGCTTATGTTATGATGGCTGGTGATGAAATTGTAACAGCTAATAATGCTTGGATGATGATTCATTCGCCTTGGTCTTTTCTTGTTGGCAATTCTAAAGAGTTAAGAAAGGCAGCGGATGTTCTTGATGGTCTAAATAAATCAATGATTTCAATATTTGCATCTCGCACAGGATTAGAAACAGATAAGATTGAAACGATGCTTGATGAAGAAACATGGATATCAGCAGAACAAGGGATTAAAGATGGATTTTATGACACAGTTGTTGAAGATAAAATAAAGAATTTGAATTTTGATTTGAGTGCATTTGATTGCATTCCTGAAGATGTAAAAATACTTAATTCACAAAACAAACGAGATGGCGAACAATCCCTGCGTGATGCGGGATATTCAAGGTCCGAAGCTATGGCAGTACGTGATGTACCTGCAGAACTTGCTATGTTGAATGAATTAAAACAAACGATAGAAAATAACACTATAATTGTGAAAGGTTAATAACATGAGTACAGAATTAGAAAAAATTAATGCTTTGATACAAACTCAAGGCGATGCACATGCGGAATACCAAAAAGCTATGGAAGCTCGTATGGTAGCGATGGAAGCCAATAACGGGACGGCTGAACTCGAAAAGAAGATTGACGACACTTTGGAAGCTTATGATAAATCTAAAGACGCATTAAACCAAATGATTCTTGAAAATAGTCGCGATAATCTTGGTACTGACGCTGAGATACAGGACAAGAAAACATTGGATGCGTTTGATTTGTATGCAAGAAAAAGAGATAATTCTGCTTATGCGGAAATGTCTGTCAACAGTAATCCTGATGGTGGATTTTGGGTTCCTACAATTACTCAAAGCAGAATCATAGATGTTGCTCCTAATGCAAATCCTATGCGAATGTTGTCAAATGTTGAAACTATCAGCATTGGCGATAGCATTGAAATATTTGCAGTTCCTGGTGGCGTATCTTGTGGCGCAGTTAGTGAGCTTGATGAAAGAGTTGAAACAGATACTCCGACAATTAAGCCTACCAAAATATTCATCAAAGAAATGTATGCAATGCCTATTTCAACGCAGAAACTATTAAATGATTCTGCTTATAGCGTTGAGAACCTTTTGGTTAATAAAGGCGGTACAGCTTTTGCGAACAAGCAAAACGAGTGGTTTACTACTGGTGATGGTATTGAAGAAGCAAGAGGAATATTGGACTATGACACAGTTGCCAATGCAACGTTTGAAGCAGATGTTGATACAGCTTGGGGAACAGTTGGACATATTGCATCAGGCGGTACTTCTACTCTTGGCGGATCAGACAAGTTGCTTGATATGATTGCAGCTTTGAAATCTAAGTATCTTTCAAATGCTTCTTGGCAGATGTCACGTGCAAACTTGAATATTATCAGAAAATTCAAGGTTTCTACAACTGTAGCATCAGATAACCAGTATCTATTATGGACGCCTTCTTTAATTGGTGGCGAGCCTGATAAGCTTATCGGTTATGATGTGCATAAGAACGATAATATGCCAGCTATTGCGTCAGCAGCATTGCCAATTGTATTTGGTGACATGAAACAAGCATACACAATTCTAGATAAACCTGGAATTAGTTTAATGCGTGATGCAGTTACTAAAAAAGGCTGGGTCAAGTTCTACATGGTTCAGCGGACTGGTGGCGGAATCGAAAACTTTGAAGCATTGAAGTTCTTGAAAACATCAGCTTCATAAACAAAAACTTTACGGGTGGTTAATCCCACCCATAATTAAAATATTAAAATGGAGAAAGATCATGGCAGATAGAGAAATGTATAATACAGTTGAAACAAGCGTTTGTGGCAGCATTGCGGTTCTTGCAGCAGCCACACAGACAGGTACAGGCGTAGACCTTAAAGGCTGCGAAGCTGCAACAGTATCTTTTATTGTTGGAGATGCTGGGATTGCATTGAGTAGTACTAATAAGTTTACTTTCAGTATTCAAGAAAGTGATGTTCTCGGTAGTGGTTATGCGGACGTGGTAGATGCAGACATTTTAGGTGCAACAATTGTATCTGGTGGAATTGTAAAAACTATGATTTCATCTGATGATGATGAATCAGTGTATGAATATGGATATATCGGTAGCTCAAGATATGTTAGAGCCATTATAGTAGGTGGTGGAACTCATTCCACAGGTACACCACTTGGATCAACAGTTACAAAGGGACTACCAAGTTTGGCTAGTGTGAGATAAGATAATACCCTCCAGAGCCTGTAGTTGGGTGGTGACAACTGCAGGCTCGTTTTAAAGGAAATAATTATATGAGATTTTCAGGATACAAAATAACGGTTCAAGCTACAACTGCGATTGTTAGCACGGATGAAATGGCAGAGTATTTAAATTACGCTGTTGTTGCCGACTTAACAACTGCTGATACAACCTTAATGACACAAATGATTGAATCAGCTACAGAGTTAATAGAGACTATGGCTAACCGCTCGTTTATTGATAGAACAGCCGTACAGACCTATGAAGGATTCTTGGCAGATTGCGACCTTGAGGTTTTAGCGCCACCACTTTCAAGTGTTACAAGTATTACATATTTTGATGGTGATAATTCAGAACAAACAATTGACTCAGCTGATTATGTGGTTGATACAATTTCTCAGCCTGGGTCAATCAGAGTTATCAACTCATGGCCTACCACATATACAGGGTCAAAAGTTACAGTTACACATGTTGCAGGATTTGGGGCAACAGTTGATTTAGTTCCTTCAGCAGCAAAGATATTATGTAAGATGATAGTTGCGGATAATTGGGAACATAGGGAAAGTCAATCAGAACTAAGGTTGATGGACAATGCAACAACTAAAGCATTATGGTCAAGTTTGAAGATAAAGGACATATACTAAATGAATACAGGTAGGCTTAGAAATAGAATATCAGTACAGACCTCAACCGCAGGTGTTGATGGTGCTGGTCAAGCTACTTTGACATGGGCAACTACAACAACGGTAAAAGGTGCAATATATACTTTGAAGGGTAAAGAGTACCTATCAAGTGATAAGAACATTACACAGGTCACACATAGGATTATAATTAGATGGATAAACAATCTTACACCAAAGATGAGATTTGTTTGGAATAGTAGAACTTTTAATATAGTTTTTTGTGGAGAAGATAGAACGCACGACAGAACTAGAGAAGTTTTGTGTCAGGAGGTTTCAGATGGCTAAGGTAAGTTTTGCAAAACAGAGCGGTTTAGGGAGACTCACATTTGCAAGAGTAGATGAAGTGGACAAAATACTAAAGAACTTTGATAGAATGATTTCTAAAGAAGATAAGAGAATCAACAAAAGGGTTATGAAGATTGCATTGAAGCCTGTTGTGGCAACCGCAAAAAGCCTTGTACCTGTGAAAAAAGGTATCTTGCGAAGAAGCATCAAATCGGATGTTACAAGAGGTGGAAACGGTAGATTGTATGTTGATGCTAGATCAATTGGAGAAAATGGAGTACGTGCTGCGAAGTATGGAGCGGTTCAAGAATTTGGTTCAGCAAGAACTCCACAACGTTCCTTTATGAGAGCCGCGATGGACAAGCATCGAGCAAGTATATTTAATGATTTTCAAACTATATGGAAACAAGAAATGAAACAATTAAGGTTTAAAATATGAGTTTACTAGGTGATTTACGCACATACTTATTGGCGGATACTGATATTGCATCAGCAGTTGGAATTAAGATATATGCAAAGATGACCCCACAAGGTACAGCGTTCCCATACGTGGTGATGTCGTATATAAACAGCAATCCTGATGGTGACGTTCTTACACATGACGAGGAAATGGATAATGACTTTGTTCAATTGTCAGTCTTTAGCGACAGAGTGCTTGATTGTGAGAATATAAAAGACTTGATAAGAAAGCGAATCAATCGCAAGAATAACTTTTTAATGGGTTCTTATTGGATTTTTTCATTTACATTTAGAGGTTTTACAGACCTCGATGAAAAAGAGACAGACGGAACTGAAATAATAATAACGCAATATGCTCTTGAATACGATATTCGCAAAAGAGCTTATGCAGAAACGGTATAAGGAGTAAATTATGGCTCAGACAGTAAATACAAGTAGATTGGCAGATGGAAGCGGTGCAACAGCTACTTTTGCATCGACTGCTATACCAAGTGTTAAAACTATTGCAGTTTCAATTCTTGGTACAAAGGAAAAGATTGATTTAACAACCCTTTCAAATGCAGCGGTAACGACCTCTGTACTGTCTACACTTTCAGAAATTGAAGATGTTGTTATTGGTTGTGGATTTGTTCCGAATGCAACATTTGTTACAACTTCATCCCCACTAGTAATTACGGTTCCTGCTTATGGTGGAGCTACATTAACATTGACTCTTTATGCTCAGTTCGGTGGTGCATCTACAAGTGATGTTGCAGCAAGAGCAGCAAGTGATGTTGATTATACTTTTGTAGTTACAAATCTAAAGGCTGGAGTTGAAACAATTCCAACAGTTACTTAAAGGAGTAAAAAATGACACAAACAGTAAATATAAAAAGACTGGCAGATGGTACGGGTTCGACAGTATCATTTAAAGCTGTTGTAATACCAAGCGTTAAAACAATTGCGATTTCGGTATTAGGTACAAAGGAAAAGATTGATTTAACAACTTTAACAACCGCAGCGGTAACAACTTCTGTATTATCAACACTTTCAGAAATTGAGGATGTTGTTTTAGGTTGTGGATTTGTTCCGAATCAAACTTTTGCATCAGGTTCGGAAGCGATGATTGTTACAATTCCAACTTATGATGGATTAACAATAACATTAACATTATTCTGTGAGTTCGGTGGAGCATCAACATCAGATGTTGCAGCAAGATCAGGTAGTGATGTTGATTATACTTTTGTAGTTACAAACTTAAATACATCAGGAGTTGAAACGGTTGCAGTTGTTGCGGTTGTTGCAGCATCAGCATAAAATAAATAAACAAATAAAAATAGGGGAGTATTATGAGATTAATAGACGCAAGTAAGAAACACGGACACCAAGAAGCTGTTTTTGAAATTGGAAAAGAAAAGATTCCAGTTTTAGTCAGATTATTAGGTGAAGCTGAATATACAGAAGCAATGCAGACATTTGGAAGCGGTGACAATGTTGCAGCAGCTAAAATGTTAGCGAGCATATTCATTAATCCATCAGATATGAAGCCAGCTGTTACAGAAGCTGAACTTCGCAGTGATGAATTCAAGAATGCTGACGTAATGAGATTGTTTAATCTGTTTTGTGACGTTAACAACGGTAATAAAGCGGGAAACTAATCAAGGGTTCGTCATCATCTTCTGGTGGCGAATCTACTCCTTTAACGGAACGGGAAACCACTTGGCATTACATCTCTACACAGATTGGCGGAAGCGTAGAAGATAATCAAGAGAAGTTGAGCCTTTTGGAATTCCGTAAATGGCAACAGTACAGAAACGATAAGTTAAAAGAAGTTGAAAAACAAGACTTTTATCTTGCTAGAATTGTTTATCTTTTGTCGTTGAAAGAGTTTCAAGATTTAGAGTTTAAAGACTGTTTCATAAAATTTGATGATGATGAACAAGAAAAGAAGGATAAAGAACAATTAATGTCTGGTAGTCAATTACTTATTTCTCTTGTTACGGGTAATATGGCGAAATATAAAGATAAATTATATAAAAACATGACTGCTGATGAAAAGATGCAGTTCGAGAAGGAGACAAGCCGTGGCAACTAACATTGGAACACTGGCGGTATATCTAAAGACAGACACAAAACAATACCGCAAAGGTTTAAGACAAGCACAGAAAGACACGCGTAAGTTTCAAAAACGTATTTCTGTTCTTGCCAATGTTGGTATGGTTGCAGTAGCTGCCGGTATAGGCTTTGCAGCACGTTCATTTATAGATTTTGATTCCGCAATGAATCAGAGCTTAGCAATTACAAAGCAAGTATCTCCACAAATAAGATCAGAGCTTGAAAAAACCGCTCAAACAATTTCCAATCAATCAATGACATCTGCAGCGGATTTAGCTCGTGGATATTTCTTTCTAATTTCGGCTGGTAAAGACCTTGCACAATCTCAAAAATTACTTTCAACAGTAAATGAATTTGCAACAGCAGGTATGTTCGACCTTTCGACAGCGACAACACTTGCCGCAGATGCACAAAAGGCTTTAGGTCTTGCCAGCGATGACTCCGCGCAAGATATAAGGGGAATGACAAGGGTAACGGATAACCTGGTAAAGGCTAACACTCTTGCAAACGCCTCAGTTGAAGAGTTTGCCACAGCATTAACAAGTGATTCCGCTGCAGCAATGAGAGCAGCTAATATTGAAATAGAAGAAGGCGTTGCTGTATTGGCTGCTTATGCAGAACAAGGTGTAAAAGGTGCTAAAGCTGGCGCAATGCTTGGTCGTTTCCTTCGCTTAGTAGTTCCTGCAGCTAGAGACAACGCAGAGGCTTACAAGGCTTTAGGCGTTGACGTGTTTGATGCTACAGGCAACATGAGGAACATGGCAGACATTGTTCAAGACTTGGAAGGTGCATTAAATGGATTAAGTGTTAGAGAAAAATCTGCTGCCTTGGAACTTTTAGGCTTTGAAAAAAGAACACAACAAGTAGTTACTCCTTTACTCGGAATGAGTAAAAACATCAGGAAGTTTGAGAATGAGCTTGATTTAGCTGGTGGAACAACTAAAAGAGTTTCAGACAATCAGCTAAAGAGTTTTGAAGGTAGATTAAAGACTTTAAAGAATAATCTTATTAATGGGACAAACGAAGCATTGAATATGAAGGGTAGTATAATGACCCTTGGAAATGCTGTTAATGATAATCTAAAACTATTCAATAGTTTTGATCAAGCACAAAAGAGGAATATCAAGACGGTTTTTAAATGGGGCGTAACCTTAGGTATTGCAAGTAAGGCTATGAGCATGCTTGGCTTAAAAGGTGCAATAAGTGCTTTAGGTTTTCATACTGTAGCAATGGCAAAAAATTCAATCTCAACGGGAATAAATACACTTGGTACAATAGCAAATTACAAAGCAATTGCCGCACGTTCTAAATTTTCACTCCTTGATATTATTGTTATAAAGGCTTGGGCAGCAATGCTATCCACAGCCACAGTAGCAACAAGCGGTTTTACACTAGCAACAGTAGGCGCAACTGCTGCAATAGTTGGAATTACTCTTGCAGTTGCAGCAGCAGCGGTTGGTATAGGATTACTTGCCGTGAAACTTTCTGGGAATGGTGACAAGATTGATGCATTTGCAGAAAAGTATATTGGAGCAATGGAAAGAATGAAAGCTGCTGAACTTGAATCAGATAGACAAACACTTTTGCAAAAAGGTAATGAGTGGTACGCAACTAAAGAAAAGTGGATTAACAAAAACAATGATGCTATCATAGAACACATTCAGTACTTAAAGGATTATTCAAAGGTAGAAGATGAAGTTGCTCAAAGAGAAATTAAAAATCTTGAAAAGATACTTAAAATTCGCAAAAACAACGAATTAAAGCCTGGACCGTTTAGAGACCAAACTTTTGAAGAAATTAAAAACAAAACATTTGATCAAAGAGCGGAAGCAAAATCAAACTTAGCCGATTTGAAAACCGCAGGCATGAAGAAAAAATTAGAAGAGCAGATTGCAGACAGAAGAAAAAAAATTGCTTATGACAGAATGTCAGATGAAGAAAAATTAATTACACTTGAGAAAAAGAGATTACTTTTAATCAATAAGACACAAACTGGCGGAACTATTGGAAGGTTGAACGCGAAAAAAGATTTGATTGAGGTTAATGATCAAATTTTTAATCTTACAGACAAAGATAAAGATAAAGATATAACGACAGGCGGAAATAAGCAAGTTGCAAGAGCAGTAATAAAGGGGAGTGTTGAAGATGCACAATTGAAAGCTCAGATAAAACTTGATGAGAGAAACTTTGAAGTTCAGAAGCAACAATTAAAGACAGGTGAAGAGGTTGCAAAGAACACCAAAAAAACAGCAGATGCACTTAAAAATACAACACCAACATCAATAATTGTGGAGGAGGCAATATAATGACAATTGAATATATTAACGAGCAAGCAGGTTCTTTTAATTACGGAAGTTCAGGATATACCTATTTGAGGAAATTTTTATATCTTTTAAAGCCTGGTGATTTCCCTGATGATATAAGTAGTGATTCTAACTTGCCAAAGCCTAATGAAGCTCATCCTAGACACGCTGATTACATAGTGACATCAATAGGTGATCCTACTATAGGTGAAGGGTTCGAGACATCAGGAGATGGCTCATGGGTTGTTGAGGTTACATATACAAAGAGTTCAACAGCAGATGATCCAACAGGTGAGATTTTCCCCTGGAACTTACCACCGTATGGAATCAGTTATGATACTAAGACAGTTGTTGAGGCTCAAGACAAGGCATATCAAGATGGTGACACACAATTCAATCCAACTAAACCAGTTGTACATCCGATTACTAAAGAGCCTATATTACCTCAAAAAGATGTAAGTCATGGCATTATTAAATTTTCTTACAATTTAAGAAACTTTGACTATTCATGGAAACAAGAATTTGAGGGAACTATAAATTCGGAAGGTGTCACAATTCTTAATATTTCTTTTGAAGAGAAGTTTTTAGTTTTACAAAGTATATCCGCAACATTAGAACAAACAACAATGGCATCAGGGAACGAAGTTGAATATTACGCAGTAACAGTTGAGATTGAAGATTTAAGAAAAGAGTATGATAAGCTTGTAGCATTGCGAGGTTTTATGATGAAAGCTGGTTCAGGTGTTGCAAACATCCAGCTTCAAAAGGGAGTCTATGGGAATTTTGATCAAACAAAAAGAGATCTTGATATTGGCTCAATGGTTTATGTAAGTAGTGCAGGTAGTCCAGCTCAAACATCAACACATATTGATGACAATTACTATGCTTCATTTCCTGCAAAATTTCCTAAATCATGGGGGGCATTAAACTTGCCTAGTACAATATGACAGTAAAAGTAATAAAATCTACAGAGCCAACAAAGACTGCAATCAGAAAAGCACATGGTTTACCTACTGTTGTTGGTCGAATGTATCCTGATAGAAAAAAGCCATTTCTTTCTAATGAATTTTACGAGTATAATGGATATTTTAAATTACTAAAAGTTGTTGATGAAGAGGGAAATATAACATTTAGTATTGTTGATGGTTCAGATTATGATAACGTTTCGTGTGGAAGAGCGGTTATCAACAATCAAGACTTTACTATTCCTAAATTTACAGATACCGCATGCCAATATATATGGTTGCAGTCTGATTATGGAGAAGATGGGATAGGTGATCCGGTTATATATACTTCTGATACTTTCCCATCTTACGAGGATAACAAATGTAAAATACTAATTGCGAGGGTTATTGATGATGTTCCATATCAAGAACATCATGGAGTTATTTACGGATTTATACTTGGCGATTGTAACGAAGAAGAAAGTAGTGGGTAATGAAACTATTTCTAAATGATACAAATAAACTTTTAAGAATACCTGATTCCGACAAGATAATGTTAGGTGATGAATGCTGCTGTGAATGGATTGCTTTTCAGTATTCACAGGAAGGGATGTACGATTGCGAAAGAGGTGGAGAAGAGTTTATTTATGACGATCCAGACGTTTTCTGTGGAACGCCTTTTGAAATAACAAAGACCGCAACTGCATTTAATTATAAATTTAATTTTGAAGCTAGTACTTATTGCGGAAGGGCTTTTAATAATGCTCATGAAAGGCAAAAAGGAGTATGCTTTATAAAGTTGTTCATTACCTCGCCTATGACCTTGGAATTTACAGGAGGGTCATTATACAATAACTCTAATTTATATGAAGATACAACAAGTTTTAGAGGACGTGAAGTTAATAGCTCGCAACTGCAACTTATTACTGTAGAGTCATCAACCGAGTTATTAGAGTTCGTTGTTGGAGAGTCTGGAGCATCTTCGGAGGTTGCCGGATGCGGTGTAACAAGCACTGTGTTTAACTGGGATGAGTATCCAACTGAGAATCCATTTACTGTGGTACTCCCTAAAGGGCTTTTTTATATAGTATTTCAATCATCCGCTTATGATGTTTTTAGAGAACCTTCGCCACCAGACCAGGGTATAAAAGACATCATATCTTCAGATGAATATGATTTGATAGGAGTGCAATTTTCAAGAAACATTCCTCCAGAGGTTGATTATGGGGAATTGTAAAGGTTGCGGACACAAAAAGAAAACAGGTAATACAAGAACATCATGTATTGCTTGTGTTCAGACACAAGTTGGATGTGCGGAAGTACTTATAGATTTCATGTCAAATGGTAGTTCTAGATATATGACAAGAGCGGTAGGTAATTTGTATTTGGCGGAGGACGAAGCTCAGGACTGGCAG